GTACAACATCTTCATCCCCTTTGCTATTTTTAATCTCGTCGTAAGAATCTGCTGCCCAGGGCTCACCCGATCTGTAATGTCTATCACTTAGTTGCCCATGCTTTTCAATATTCCAACAATAGCTACACTCCGAAGGTTTACCTCCTTTAAGCATTAAGATACGCTGTTGTTTTTTGTGTCCAGTGTTGTGCAATGCGCCTGGATTATCTTTAAGAGCAGCAGGATCAATTGCATGTAATGGTGGATGGTAGCAACTGTTGTTAAGTCCTGTTGGCAAATGTAGACTCACTTGTTTCCATTTGGCCAAACAGAGTGCTGGGCCTAATTTTTCCCGCATTTCTTCTGCTGCACCCATAAAATCTGATTTATTCTTCCCAGACATAGGGTCCTTTCTTAGGTACAGCAAAACTCAAATAAGTTTGTAATTTTGCAAGATCATCTCTAGATTTTAAACTACATAATTCATTAGCAAAATGCAATTCGACACCACGCTCGAGTGCTAACTCTAACAACTCATTACGACGATCCTCGTCGTCTGGCAAGCTAAACAGACTACACAATACAATGCCATCTGGACCTTGTAAGATATCATCCTCAAGTCCTGGTAACCAATCTAAATGTTCGTTTTCAAAATGGTAATCGCTGTAGCTGATTTTATGTTTGGCACAGTAAGGTTCGATGGTGCCACGCTGCATAGGCAATGGAATATATTTGCTAAATGTTGTGTTCCATCCAGCATAGGTAACAAACTTTTTACCAGTATAATCCATTTTAGTATCTACTTCGTAGTCTCCGGGTAAACGGAAAAAGCCGCCCGGTAGTCTGCGTCCCCATTCTTCACCTTCAATAAGAATACGCATATCTAAACTGACACGAGTATATCCTTCATCGTTGTTAACGTTACCGTGTATATGTTCTTGGAAGAACAAATGGCTTTGACCTGGTACTAGTGTAACTGGCCAGGCATGTTTTAGACTTTCATCTTCAAACTTTTGCATAGACCATTTTTCTGCCAACACACGACGAGTAATATCTCTGCTGATATCTAAATCTAACATCCACATTGTGTTGGTTTTTTCTGCACGAGTAAACGGAGTCCAAATAGTCCTACAACCGCGACCATTGCCCACAAATATACCTTGATGGAAAGCAAGTCTGCGGCCTACTTTGGCCTGATTAGGAATAACAACTCTAAGTGTGCCTTGTCGTTGAATTAGATATCGTCTTCCGTCGATACGCCCGCCGGTAATCTCTGCTGCAAATTCATCAAACTTTTGCATAAAGTCTAAACGACTGCAGGCATTCTGTACATGTTGTTGTACACGAACTAACTTAGTAGGTTCTAATACTAAGTGCATAGTTTCTAATTCTTTAACCTCTGGTGCTACTTCTTGTATTACACTCAATGCCCAGTCCGGCCAGTTATATTTTTCAAGATCATATTCGGCTGTTTTATTATCCCAATGTTGTTCTGTTGCTGATAGCATTGCTATTTCCTTAATCATTTACTAATGTAAAATCAGTTGAATAACTTTTATTTTTTATCAACTGATAATTGTGTTCAAGTATAGGCTGCATTGCCCGATACATCTCTTGCAGTTCGTCCAGTGTTTTTGTTGCTAACAAATCAATTAGATTTAATAACATATTAAATCTGTCAGAACCTTCGTACCCGTCATAATCTTCGTCCCAAAATTCATAAAATGTTTTGAATCCCATCTGACGAAGATATAACAGATAATTTTTACTGGCAAATACAACAAAAGGTTTCTTTAGCCACATAGGTCTTGCTACTTTTTCTGTAGGATAAAATGTCTGACCTATAACGTGTGTTTCTCCTATAACTTCAATTAAGAAGTCGGGATATAAAATTGGAACGCCATCATCATCATCGTACTCATATCCCATTGCTACTCTAAGATTGTGTAGATTAATGTTATTATATACTTTAATAGGCATACAGGGCAACATCTCCCCTACTTCTAATATTGATTCTTTTCGATATGATGCTAATTTATCAAATTCAAAAAATTGAAATGTGTCTGGGTTATCTGTTTCGTACGAGAAATGTATAAGAGATTGCTCTTTATGATGCTTTAACAAATAAGATGCCAGACCCAATCTACAGGCTGTAGGGCGATGATAAAAGACTAAAAAGGTTTTGTTACCATTCCATGTATGATATGGTGTTACATCAAATTTTGGAACTTTAGAAAAAGAAAAATTAGACCAAACGTAATTAATATTATATCTATCGTGTGTTTGTAATGGATTGTCTGTATAAATGTCAACTGATTTGAATTTAAACAAATCTACTAATTTAAAAATACCTAAATTTTCTAAGCATATTGCTTCGGATCTAATTCGTAGCTTTATATCTTGTCCTTGATTTTGAACAAGATAGTCGATTAATTCTGTTGTGTTCCACAACTTGTCATCATTACCGGCGATGATAAAAGGTCGATCTACCACCCTTCTTGACTCCTAATTACCGACATCTCAGAGACCATAATACCGCGATTATGCCAGTTACTGCGATAGTGGTGCTTAAAGAATTTGCTTAGTTCAGCGCCATGTATACACATAGGCAGGTCTAATTGTGTACGCAATGGTTCTTGACAAGATATTATAATGTCAGCAGGATCGCGTCCTTCATTTTTTTCCCATATTTCAGAAAGAGCGTCAAAAGATTGCACTTCCCGATAATCCCAGTCTGTTAACATAGTCATGTGTGTACCTTGTCTAGCCCCTGCTATTGCCCAAAGGCCATTATCTACATCGGCGCCTATGTTGTGCCAAATGGTCAAGTGATCCAGGTTACGACTATGCACACGCTGCTGAAATTCAGCAATGCTAGGTTTTGTGCCTTGATTCAGGCACATTTTAACACCTTCACGGAATCCTGCTCTCCATGCTTGAAAAGCCGATCCATTGGGATATGTTGTGCTAAAACAATCGTGCATGGGAATGTATTTGGGATCAAAGCAAAACTCTACGTTTGTTTCATCACGGCCGTCGGTATTCTCGTGTGTACGCATATTGTTGGCAAAGTCTTTTGTCCATATACTTAGACCCCCGTTGCCATACATTAATCCGTTGATATGATTCTTTGCGCGATAGCGGAATACACAATCGATATTACTATGGTCAATAACAAGCTGTTGGTTGAAGAAAGCAGGATCAGGGAGATTATCACCATCGATAAGTACAAAACGGTCAGTATCGCTAGCAGCAGCAGCCGCTTTGTGCGCGGCGTCAGAGCCTTTAACACCGTCGACTCTTTTAGCCCACGGCACCATGTTTTTAATTTTCGTCCAGAATTCTTCTTTTTGTGGTTCATCATATGTCAAATAAATTGTATCTAAGTCTGCAATATCAATCAAGCTCATTGGTTGATAAACTCCATTTTATGTGTGGCTGATTTCTGTCAACCACTATAGCAATATCTGCAGGATGACACGGTGTGCCGTCCTCTTGATTAGGTTTTAGTTTTGATGCTAAAACAGTTTTGATAAACTTTATCTTCCCATCAACTACTCTGACATTAGTAGGAGAGTTGGAATAAGTTATTGGGTCTATGTCTATATAATTACCAGGCAAATCTTCTGTGCTATAAAATAAAGGATTGCCGTGCTGGTCATAATACAATCGATAGATTGGTATACGAGTGTCGACGACTGGCTGCAATGCTGCCCAAAATTCTTCTTCGGTCATTTGATAAAATCTTTAATGTGATAGTGTACTAGCCCAGACTGTGCTACAGTATTGATTCGTAATCCTGGATTGGTATATTCCCATACTAATTCCTTGGTCCAATCTTCGGACACAATGTGATTAATGTGTTTTTTCATATGCACGATTGTGGGACCAAGTCCTGCGGGTAGTGTAACTTTTTCCGGACCGATGATTTGTGCTGCTACTGCATATACAACATCTGTGGTGGGTTCGTCGTCAGGAAACTTCAGTATAGTTTTATACTGATCCCAATGATCAAATATATTGCGGACTAGCTGGAAAAAATCTCGAGCTTCATTACTTAAACGCCAATAAGTTATAGCATTGTAAACATCTGGCAAACTATTTGCATCAAACAGTTTACGATAGAATCTTGATGTGCTAGGCCGGCCATAAAAGTCTCTGCAGCCTGTACTGATAAAAACATTTCTTTTCTCAAATAAATTCCACCAATGATCTATTGGACCTGCTGCAATCATATCAGCTTCAAGTTTAATAGTTTCTCGGTATGGACTAGCAGCGAATGCCTGCCAATCATTATTTAGTCGCCACTCAGTATTTCTACTAACATCGCCGTAGGGCAAAGGTCGAACATGCGTAAACACAGAATCATACGAATCTGTTACGGCGTCAGTTACCAAACAGATATTGGCAACAGGATGATGCTGTCTAATAGATTTGGCTAACCTAGTAGCACAAGCGACATAATCGGTTGTATCTGTGTTAACAGCTATAATAAGATAACCGCGTTCAGCTAATACTTGCAATTATGTCTCCTAACTGTCCTTTACCCATGGCATGGAAATCTTGTTTTAACGAAATCCAACGTGGTTTTTGATCTGCTGTAATATAATCAACTCGATAATAATCTGTATCTAATTTTTTTAATTGATGATCATGCGTTACTGTGGCTAGGTTCCAGGGGATATCAAGGTGATCAAGTGTATGTCCATTGACTATCCCCAATGCTATGCTCAATGCAAAATCGTTACGATATGTTGGTCTGTGTATACTGTAGAGATTCCTATAATGCTGCCAATTTTCTTTGATCATATTCATCGAATCAAAAATCATTTCAGCTTCTTGACTACGTCTAATCATCATTACAGTAGCCCACCACATGGGCATTTGATGTTGCCCAAAATTATTCAACTCATCGAAATTAGCTTTACCGGTAACATCGTATGCAGTTTTATGTGCCGCAAAGTTAGCAGGAATATCTAATACCGTCTTTAGTTGATCGCTAGCTACTACATAATCAGCATCCAATACCAGTGTTTGATCCCAAGGACTTAAACGATAAGCGTCTACCCGATTACCATTGTACCAAGTTACTGTTTCTTCGATATCGCTAAACTTTCTTTGATGCTTGCCTTCAGGTTCTGCAGGTATACAGACTTCGTAATCGGTATTGTCAAACAGTCTATCAGTTACTACAGCAGTAGGTATTCCTAAATGCCGCCGAATATTCTTTGCCGACCATCGAGCCATAGCAAGATAATCAATATGTTCGTTATTAAATGCAAATATCAATGCACCAGTAGTCATCGGTTTTTGTTTAATTCGGTATACTCAACTAACCAGGCATTCATCTGCTCATACCATTTTTTCTGCATAAGGTCTTTGAGTGCTGCTGCATTGACTTCGACGGGATTTTCATACAGGTCTGCCACTACAATATGCTGATTATCGTATAAGCTAAGGAAAGTTATCATTTCTGGGGTACTTTTAAACATACCGCCATTATATCCAAAAACTAACTTTCCTTGATATTTTTCTTTAAGAGTCCGACGAGCAGACTCATGGTCAAACCGGGCTCGTGCATATGCGACTAATTGATCAGTATCCATACTGTATTATACAAAGAAAATTGATAAAAGTAAAGGGCCGAAGGCCCTTTAGGTAAAATAACTACTTAATTATTAAGCAGTATATGTGCCGGTGTTTGCTGTCCAAGAAACAACAGTATTGCTACCATTAAC